CTTGCATAGGTTACTCCAGAATTGTAAATCAAATCATCCGCAACTGGTCGGGGTTTGACACCATTATCAAGTTTATATTTGTTACCACGAACATGATACTTCAATAACTTTTCAGCATGATGTCGAGTGATAGCATAACAAGCTGTTGAAAAATCATTTACAAAACGAGTATGAATTGGAACTACAATATCTCCTGTACAAATAATTGCAAGTTGAACAACGTCCCAACAATATGGTACTCTTGCAATAAAATCTTCCCAAGTAAAGTTCCAGAATCTTGCAATATCAATATTACAATCATCTTCCATAATAATTGCATAAGGACTATCGGAAGTTTCCATCCAATGTTTAATTGCCTTTAGGTGAGAAGTCACACATCCTATTTCACCAGAAGTCATCATTTCAGGATAACGACCCGTGATAATATCACTTAGATCATCATCACGGCCATCATAGGCAGATATACGAGTATAGTTTTCAATTTCCCAATACTTAAATTGAGATTCCATATACTCTTTTCTATCAGTCTGTCCATCAAGATTTAAGTAATATACTGGTCCAAAATTTTTAAGTTTATATGCAGATTTATTCTTATCCATTGATAACTCTTTGTATATTCGGAAGATAATAAGTTTCTAGTATTCTACACCATTCAAACTCTTTCGCATAGTCTAAAATCTCTTGTCGATGATTTATAGAATATTCCCTATTTTCAATAATTGTTTTTTCAATAAAAGAAATATCTTTAATTTTTTCCTCTGGAATAACAGAAATAAATTTCTTATCCAAATCTAGATTCGCAGTTGCCCATTCACTTACAACTACACCAAGTCCTGCAGCAAATGCTTCCATACAAACTAATGGATGTGCTTCTCCATCTGAAAGAAGTACAAGATTTCCATATTCAGTTAAATTTTTATACAAATATTCCTTTTCCCATTCTCCTAAGTAATTTTTAGATTGATCAAATCTTTGTTCTGCAATATTCCCAGCATAATACAGAGAATCAATGTTTTGAAAAAGAAATTGTCTTTTTCTGTGATCAATCTTTGCTAGATAAATTGACCTATCTGAAAATTTTGGACTTTCAATAAATTTAAAATTTTCTAGTTTTACTCCATTGGGATTAAGGTAAAGGTTTTTGTTTGGAATACCAGCAAGTGTATTGTAGATATTATTAATTCCATCAGATAGTCCAAAGACGTTTGGTTTAATTTGAGTAAACAAATCAAAAACTCTTTGTTTATACCCACTCATAAGTTCTGGACGTTCAATATAAGCAAAGTGCGTTGTAACTGCACAAGGATATTGAATGTATGGATACAATCCAACCCAGTCGTCATAATTAATATGAACAAAATCTGGACGGAACTCATTAATCATATTGATGATTTGATAAGGATCACCAACATTTACAATCTGAACTTCATGTCCAAGTTGATTTAGAGATAATTTCATATCCCAAATTAAAGATTCAACTGCACCCCAACCTTTTGGAGGGATTGGAAGTGCAGGGCCAATGATTGATATTCTCATTTTAGAATGTTGTTAATGTCCTTCTCATATTGATTGACAATATTTTCCCAAGAAAAATTCTTTACACCATACTCACGAATTTGTTCACGCATACCAATAGAAACTTCTCTGTTCTCTTTAATTGCATTTGAAACATATTCAAGATCATTCAGTTTATCATCAGGAATCACAGTGATAAAAGGAAGGGATTCATCAAGATCATATGCGGCATACTTAGAACATACGATACCAATACCAGAGACAAGTGCTTCTTTAATAACCAATGGTGTTCCATTTTCACCATCAGAAAGAAGCATCAGATTAACATACTTAGTTACATTCTCATGTTTTTCATCGGTTGTCCATTCACCAATATAACTCTTATGAAGTCGATCAAAAGTTGTAGTTGGAGAATAACGACCAACAAACTCGATACTATCAATTGATTGGTAGATCCATTGACGTTTTCTAACCTCAATCTTTGCCATGTACAAAGTCTTATCTGGTTTTTCACACTCAACATTAAACTTAAAGTTTTTATGTTGAGCACCAAGACCTAAACGAAGAAGTTTAGAAGTATCTGCACCACCATTCTTATAAGTTTCTAGATCTTTATCGGAGAGACAAAAATTATAATGGTTCTTTTGATTAACCAACCAATTATAAGTTGCAGTATATCCATCCCTCTGATGAAATTCAAATTGATCTACATATGGATATGCACTACTAATAGCAGTCACAGACCTAGGAGATACTTGTTTAATAACGTCCATCACAGGATGAAACACGTCATAAAAAAGATGAATAAAATCAAAGTCATTTTCTTGAACTGTTTTTACAATTTCATTCAAGTCGGGAACATTGATAATCATTCCTTCATGACCCTTTTCTCCAAGTTCACATGCAATTTCCCAGATCAAACTTTCAACTGCACCCCAACCATCTGGAGGGATGGGCATAATACCAGGACCAATAAATCCAATTTTCATCAGTACAATTCCTTATATGCATGAACAAGAGTAAAGTCGCTTTCGCGGAAGTTGGGAGTTTTCCAAACCTCAGTTAAATTAGTATTAATAGAATAGTGTTTACCAATTACAAAATATGCAATCTGCATATAAAGATCTAACCACCCAAATCTATAATCCATATTATTCAAAATGTTTTCAAAATCAAAATCAATGAAATCATAGATTTTATGATAGTTGTCAAGGAAGGTTTCAATATTATAAATGCTTCCTCCACCAGCACCATACCAATCAACATTTGGAGTTGCACCATATCTTTCACGAATGAAATCTAAGAGAGCAGGAGCAATTTTATTGCCAGGAACTTCAAAACCAGCACATTCCCAAATAGGATTAATTTTTACTTCACCTTGAGTAAGAACATCATCCTCCATCATAATCATGTGAGTTCCACCATTTGATTTCACATGTCTAGCAGCTTCCCTAAACATATGAATCCAGTGAAGACTTTCATCTTTTGTAAATCCATAGACTCCAGATGGATGGCCAGAATTCCTCCTACCAATTCTCATATATGAGTGAACATAGTTTACATTATATTTCTCACAAAGATCAGAGTAATCTACACCACCATCGCAACAAATAGTATATGGTGCGTCTGGATGATATTTTCTAAATTCTTGTAAAACAAACTCTGTTGCTTTTTTGTTTTCATATACTGTATGAAAACATCCAAATTTTGTCGTCATAGATCTTTCAAATAGTGTGGATGAATGTCGTCACGATATAACCAGAACCAATGAGGTTCTCCTGGAGGAGTAGGTTGCACATCAGGAACCATATCCTTAAAGTCGTAACTAAATGGAGGATTATAAAAACTAAAAACAGATGGATCCTTCATACCCACCCATTTTTCAAAGTTCATTCTTTCAATGGGACCAAAATCTTCTGGTGTTTGTTGGAAAGCTTGTTTAGTTGGATGTTGAAGAGTTGAAATATAATCTGCTCTTGCCCACCAAAAATTACCACTCATATGTGGCCAAGGATCTAGACAGTAGTTTACACCAGATACTTGATAATGGTCTAATTTATCTAAATTCTCCTTCCATTTATCGATACAACCCCATTCCATGAGGTGTCTCCAACTATTTATTGCTCGCACTCTACGGTCAGAATAAACATCCCTAACTCCACAAAAATGACTAATGCCTTTTGTATGGAAGTACATTACTTTATGAGCGCGTTCATTTACACAATCTTCATAAAGATGTTTAAGAGTAAATCCTTCATACTCTTCATCACTATCTCTACAATCAACAATATTGATCCAATCATAAAGAGAAACAAATTGTTTAATTCTAGAAGCTTGTGGTCCATTAATAGCACACTTTACAGTTGCTACTTTTGATAATCCACTTCTATAAATTCTTTTGATTTGTTCATCGATCATGATCTTCCACAGATCAGTATCTGCAGGAGACCAGATGTGATAGTAAACATTTACTCTCATAAAATTACCATTGATTGTTATCTAGTGACTTATTATCTTTTGCAAGATGAACCATTTTTTTCTCAAAGTCACAATATTCCTCAAACAACTGAGGATACGCAAATGAAGGAGACAATGTATTCACATCCCCTCTATGAGTTAAAAACCATCGGTTCATATAACTCTCTTCATAATATCTTGCTTGAACATTTTTGTCAAGATCTTTTTTAGTCCAATCATCTATTTGTTCCATCATATCAAATACTTCAGGAACTTTTCCTCCCCACAAACATCCCTGATAATACACAGACATATCCATAATATCTTCTGTAATGCAAGCATTGGACAATGGATTTACATCAAAAGATCCAGGATGTTGATTATGTGGAGGGAACCCAATAAAATGACAGGGATGATGAACTCCAAAATATTTTTTTGTATCGTCAAAAAATTCAGAGTAATTTATCTTATCCCAAACATAAAGATCAGCATCAACAGAAACTAACCAATCATAATCAGTTACTTTATCTCTGAGTTTCAACATTTCCTCAAATGTTTTGTGATAAGTGGTAGGAAATCCATAGTGTGGTATTTCCATTTTAACTACATTATCTGGAGCATCATTCAAGTCTCCATCAGTGAAAACAAAATAAGTTTTTTCTATATCAGGTATGAAATATTTTTCAAGTCTCTCATACCACTCAGGAAGAAATTCAATATATTTTTGTGTTCCCCAAAAAGTTACTGCTATTTTCATTTTAATATATGTTTTGGTTGCCAATTAAAAGTTGTTCTGACCTTAGAATTTTCAATATGCAAATATGTTCTTTCTGATTTTTGATTGATTTTAAGATTTAAAGATCCACGTCTTGATATTACATCTATTATATTAGAAATAGAAATACTTTGATTTCCTACCAAGAATAATTCATGTTGTTTTTCCAATTCTTTATCAACGACTTTAATCAAAAGATCAATAAAATCATCAATGTGAATTAAGTCCACTCTTGTTTTAAGATCTGCAAAAATCTCAATAACTTTATCAGTGTCAATTGAATTTAAGAGTTTATCAACTAGTCCGTTAATCCTATCTTTTTTTACAGAGGATCCCCAAACATTAGAAACTCTCAATGTAATTGTTTTACAACAGAGTTCTTTTAACATATTTTCAACATGAAGTTTGCATTCTCCATATAAAGAGTGTGGGGATGGATCATAATCCTCCCACACTGTTTTCTCATAACCAAGATGCAAATCACCTGCTGATGAAATAAAAATTATTTTTCCATTTGGATTTTTATTTACATAATAATCAAATAATTTTTTACTATTGGCAACATCACTTTTGATTACTTTTTCTAATTCATCATAAGTGTTTCTAGTAGTAGATGACCAAGCAAGATGAATCAAACAAGATTTTTCATGAGATTGAAATACATCAATAACTTCATCTCTATAAGAAACTTTTGTAATTGGATAATTACAAAGTTCCATAAATCTACTACCAATAAGTCCACTAGCACCAGTAACATATATCATTCAATAATAACCCATTCATCAGGAATTATATCACAAGTATTTAAATGTGCATTATTTGGACCAAACCAGTTCTTTGGGTTAGGAGCACAAACTTTCTTATTAACACCTTTAGAAAGCCAAGCACCCCACCAACTAAAAGTACTATTTGCAATAATAAAATCTACACATAAAGACATTAAACAAAGATCAACATAAGAACTATTTCCCTCAGAAACTAAGAATCTGTCTGGAGCAAATAGTTCTTGTTCTTTACACCATTCAGGATCGTCAGAGAAAATTATAACTGTACGATCACTATCAAATTGACTTAAAGCCTTTTCATAATAATCAAGACCAAGATTTGTATGATGAACAGAGTTAATTAGAAAATCTCCTCTACGAATATGAAGTGCAATTGGTCTATCTACTTCACACATCTGCGCTTTACATGGAATTGATATTTCTGGTTTAAATGTAAAGTCTTGACGGACTTCCTCTTCAATGTGTTTAAAATATTTTTCCGACTGAAAATATCCTTGAAGATTTGACCAATCCGGACAATCATTAAAAATTTGAGAATTAAAATTAAAATCTTCCTCTACAATAGTTGGACGATCTTGGTCTATAACTTGAATATTAAGTTGTGACACATTTGACATAACAAACGCATCAAACAGTTCGATGCGAAGTTTATTACCAAGACTATCAATCATAACTTCATTATGATAAGGAATACAGAAGTTATATCCTTTATTTTTTGCAATACCACGAAGAGAAGCATATTGAAACATTTGGTTTCCAAGTTGCCCCATCTTACCAAGATAATTAAACCCTATCATTATGATCTCACCTGTTCAACGATTTGTAAAATGCCCTTACATCGGTTTAAGTATGTATGATCTCTTTTAACTATCTCCATTTGATGCAGTATTAGTTCTTTATTATTTTGATTTTCCATTCCAAGATCAAAAATCTCTTGTGCATTTTCTGATGTGAGAATACTGTCATCGATAAAATGTTTTAAATATGGTGCATCAGAAACTGCAAGACATCCATAACTAATTGCTTTCAGAATTCTACAAGGAAGATACCAATTGTCTTTTTGTTCTTGTGGTCTAAAATCGGGAACAAACATTGATCTTTGAAGAATACCTACATGTTCTTCATCAGTTGCTGGATTTATGTTTGGATTGTAATGATTGAATGGAATACCTTTATTTTTTACAATCTCAATAAACTGTTGATGAAGAGGTTCAGCATTTGGTCTGGGTGCATGAATAGTTCCAACGAAATTATATTCATTATTTCTTTCTTTATTGACCCAATCCAAGTCAATCTCCTCAGGCATTAAATTTGTTGCCCAACTGAAATAAACAACGTTATATGGTTCTGGAGATTGCGTATCAAAGGTGACTCCTTTTTCAATTTCAACATATCTATCATCATCAGGAATTGGTTTTTTGAATTCTGCTACACGATAATTAACCAGACACCTTACTTTACCCAAATACTTATTAACATTAGTGAACTTATCATAAGCAAAATAAATTCCACTATCAACAATTGGAACATTATGATCTAGAGGACCCTGATTATCAACAAAGAAGATGCAGTTTGAGTAATCAAATTCAGATTGAGATGGATATGAACTATCACTAAACCAATAAGTTTCACATCCCAATCTCTCAAATGCCTTCTTCATTCCAGCATAGATGTATGAGAAGGTTTGATATGGTTTATTCTCCACCCAGAAAACAATTTTATTTTTCACTTTGTTGCCTCCATATCACTATCACACATTTCTTTCACTAGGTCAGCAAAAGAATACTTAGGTTTCCATCCAATTCTTTCTTTGGTGTAAGTTGGATCTCCAACCAGAGAGTCAACTTCTGCTGGACGATAAAATTCAGGATTAACTTTAACTAGAATCTCACCAGTATCTTTAATCTTAGCAACTTCCTCTACACCCTTTCCACTCCATTCAATATCAAAACCAATATGTCTACATGCAATATCAACAAACTCACGAACAGAGTGTTGTTCACCCATAGCAACAACATAATCATCGGGAGTATCATGTTGAAGCATTAACCACATTGCTTCGACATAATCTTTTGCATGTCCCCAATCACGTTTAGCATCCATGTTACCGAGTTCCAATGGACCTTTACGTTTTCCATTTTTAATTTCAGCAAGTGTCTTCGTGATCTTACGAGTCACAAAAGTCTCACCACGACGGGGACTTTCATGATTGAATAGAATGCCACTACATCCAAACAATCCATACGCCTCACGATAGTTTTTAGTAATCCAATGTGCATAGAGTTTAGCAACTCCATATGGAGATCTTGGATGAAAACGAGTATCTTCTCTTTGTGGAATTGCTTGTACAAGACCGTACATTTCTGAAGTACTTGCTTGATAAAACTTGGTAGTATTAATCATACCAAGAATTCTGAGTGCTTCAAGAATACGACAAACTCCAAGAGCATCTACATCAGCAGTATAAAGTGCATTTGAAAATGAAACTTTTACATGACTTTGTGCAGCAAGATTATAAATCTCATCAGGTCTAGTTTCTTGAATAATAGAAGTAATGTTAGAAAAATCAGTTAAATCACCATAATGCAAGGTAATTTTTGGATTTCCTAAAAGGTAATTAATTCTATCAGTACAGTCTGAAGTTGAGTTTCTACGAATAATTCCGTGAACCTCATATCCTTTACTTAGAAGAAGATCTGCAAGGTAAGATCCATCTTGACCAGTAATTCCAGTAATAAGTGCTTTTTTCATATCAGTAGTGAACTTGTAAATCGATTGGTTCTGGTTTAATGTTATTGTTTAAGAGATGATGTTTTAGAATCATTTCATTACACCAATATCCTTCTCTCTCATTTGATTGTTTAACTAATTGACCTAAACTATTGAAAACTCCCGAATATACATTCATTGCATTATTAGATCCCATTGCAAACCAATCAGCAATCATTCCATCTGGTTGTTCAAGATGCTGGTAATATACAATATCGTCACTTTCTGGAGGTTCATCAAATTTTACTTCAAGATGTGGTCCATAGTCAATACGATTACGAATAACATAATCATATTGAGTATTTGTTTCTGTGGAGTATTGTTCCTTTAATAGATTGGACATCATAATACTATACCACATACAATGACTGGCATTATCCAAATATCTTTTTGCTTCTTCTACACCACCATTAACATCAAATACCCAAGTATGAGCTCTAACAAAAGTTTTTTCTGGATGTTCAAATCTACGATTCCAGTTTTTTGGTTTATCAACTACAATTTTTTTTGGTTGATAAAGTTGAATTAGTTTATCAACGGCATCTGAAGAAAGTCTATGTCCCTCTCTACCAGGAATAGAAGATTGTGTACTCAGATTTTCTGGGTCAAACCAAGTATGAATAAAAACATCAACATCATTGTTTTTAAGAATAGTGTTGTAAAGTTTTTGATATCCAACTTCAACGACTCTTGGTTGTCCTGACAAACATAATGCTATTTTCATTTAAAGTAATCCTCTAAATTATCAGTATTTCTAGGTATATTTAAAGATGAACAAGAAGGATATGGATTACTTCTAGCAAAGTCATTGATTAAAATTCTCTGTGCATGAGGAAGACCCATAATAATTTCATCAAAAGGTATTTTTTTAGATTCCAATTCACCAATAGTTTCTTGATAGTATTCTTTTGGTCTGCTAGTAGTAATAACAATCTTAACTCTTCCAGTAGAATATATTTTATTCAAATAATCAATGTTATTTTGTAAAGGTTTTCCTTCACCAATATATGGAGGAAATTGATGAGAAGTATTGGTAACAAGAGTTCCATCTAAATCAACAAAAAGAGTTTTATAAGACTCTTTATATTTGTTCCAATCTTCTATTGTTCCCCAGTCTTTATAATTTAAAGTTTTTGTGCCATAAAAAGTTTTACCAGAAAGCAACATCTCAAAAATAATGTTACTTATATAACACTCGCCTTCAATATCTTTTAATTTTTCATATGCATCACAAAATTGTTTTGCGTCAGAAAATCCATATCCACCAACAGAAAAGTTGGAACTTATTATTTTTTTCTCAACAATATTAAAAACTACGTTATTGGTATCGAGTTCTAGATAACTTTTGTTCCTGGCATTGATTCCATCTTCATCATTAAGATCAAAATAACATATTTGATTGTCCTGATTTTTTAAGTCAACTTCAAAATAATTATCAGAATCTTTTACAAAAATAAAACCATTAATGTCCTTTTGTTTGATTGCAGCAAAAACAGTTTCGGATTGAGATGATGTTTCTTTATCTAAAAAAACTACTTCTGTTTTATTTTCAATTCCAATTTTTTTAAGTTCTTTCTCAAATCCTTTCAAAAATTGATATTGATCATTGTGTTGTTGTAGACATATAAAATATATTTTTTCAAAAAAATTCAAGTTCAATCCAGTAATAGACTCTATCCCCATGAATCTATTACTACCTGGATGAGACAACATCCATTTTGGTCTAGTATTAGGAAATCTTGTAGACCTCCCTGCCATTGGAACGAGCAAACTCGTCATATAAGTAAGTTCTTTCAATAATATTATTAAGTATAACTCTTTGATTTTTATTTGTCAAATAAGGTTCTATTCTTAGAAAATTTATCAATTCCAAAATATAAAAAGTATCATTGTTCAAATACTCATGATACTTTTTTTCAATATAACTCCAAATAAAATTAAAGCATTGAGATATTCTTAAATCTTTAACATCATTTATTTTTAAAACCCAATGATAATAAAGATCTTGTTTTAACTTAATCAAGTCTAAAACAAAAGTATCGATATATGAATCTAAAAAATCTATGAGATAAATTTTTTGAGAATGAAATAAAATATTAGTCATAGTCAAATCACCATGACAAAAACTTTTTTTGATGTCTATATCAAGTTTATCTAAGTAGTTTACTGCAAATTCAATTAAAAAATAATATTGACTATTATTAAAATTTAAAAGTTTGTTTTTAATTTTACTTTTAACAACATCAGGTTTATACTTTTTTGAATTATTAATCAAAAAATCAAAGTATTCATCTATAGCAATAAAAATTTTTTCAATTTTTTTCTTTGAAGTTACTGAAAAGTATTCATGATAATTACAACCAATGATATATTCCATATCAAAATATATCAGTTCATCATTATATTTTTTGATTATTTTTGCAGTATCAATATTCGAAAAAATTCTTTTACTAAAAAAATTTTGTTTATCTATTTGTATGGATAATCGATTGTTGTAATTTTGATTGGCAGAATACTTTCGGATTACATTATCAGAAAGTATCTGCAATTTACATCCAGATAAACCTAACTTATCGGACATTAAATTCCTTTTTAATTTCTTCGATTAAATCCGAATTATTTGAAGCAACTCCAAGACCAAATGAATTAGTGAAGTTTACCTTCGGAACTTCAAGTTGTGAGAAGAATAATCCGGCTCCATCAGGATTAGAAACAGTATCGTGAAATAGAATTACTCCATCTTCTTTTACTAGAGGAGCCCATGTATCACAATCATTCTTGCAGTTTTCATAATCGTGAAGTCCATCGATATGAAGAAGATCAATTTCTTTATCCCATGTCTTTACCACATCACCAAAATATCCTTTAATGATTTCAAGATTATCAAGTCCAAGTTTTTCTTTGACCGACATCACAAATTGATAATCATCATCTTCACGAGGACCATGTTTTGATACATCGAAACAATCAATACCGTAAACAGGATTATCTTGGCAAAGAGCCATCACAAAAGAAGAGTATCCATAGTCAACTCCAAGTTCAACAGTAACTTCTGGTTTAATTTTATTGATTAACCACTCAACAAAATTTCTGTGACTCTTGGGAGGATAATTCCAACCAGATGGAATTCCACCCAAAATGTCTTCTACTTGATTATCAGGGAGACTTAAGACATATTCTTTAAAATTTTCTTTTTTATCTACAACCCAGGAAAAATTTTCAACCATTTAACTGTTCCTCAATCCATTTATAAGTTTTAGAGATACCTTGTTCAAGTGTCATCGAATAATCCCAACCCAATTGTTCACGAATAAGATCGTTGTTAGAATTACGACCACGAACACCTAAAGGTCCATCGATATGATTTTTTTCTACTTTCTTATTGGCAACATTTGATGCAATATCAACCAGTTTATTAATAGTTACCATTTCTTCAGATCCAATATTTACTGGACCTTCAAATTCAGAATCCATCAATCTACGGGTTGCTTCGATACATTCATCAATGAACAGGAAGGAACGAGTTTGTAGACCATCTCCCCACACTTCGATGGTTCCACCTTCCTCTGGAAGTTCGGCAACTTTACGACAGATTGCTGCTGGTGATTTTTCTTTTCCACCTTTCCAAGTTCCTTCTGGTCCGAATATATTATGGTATCTAGCAACACGTACAGGGATACCATAGTTGCGATGATAAGCAAAGTAGAGGCGTTCCGAGAACAGTTTTTCCCATCCATATTCACTATCTGGTTCTGCAGGGTAAGCACTTTCTTCCTTCAATCCAGGATTATTGGGATCCATTTGAATATATTCTGGATATGCACAAGCAGAAGAAGAATAGAAGATTTTTGTTTTATTCTCTTGAGTCAAATCATTTAAATTTTTAATAGAACGAAGAACGTTCAAATTAATAGTTGCAGAGTTATTCATAACGTCTGCATCATGATCCCCGGTAAAAATATATCCTGCTCCACCCATATCAGCAGCAAACTGATAAATCTCATCAAAACCTTTAATATCTTTTGAAGGAACAAAATTATAAAAGTTTCCAGAATATCCTTTAAATTGAACGACTCTTTCCACAAAAACTTGATCCGTTAAATCTCCAAGAATAAATTCATTAGCTTCAGATAAAGAATATTCTGGATATTTAACATCTACACCACGAACCCAATATCCTTCAGATCGCAGTCTTTTAACCATATGACTTCCAATAAAGCCACCAGCACCAAGAACAAGTGCTGTTTTTTTATAATCACCCATAGATTAATAAATTTCTCTTAGTATATATTATACAAAAAAAGAGGAGTTTATGCAACTCCTCTCTATAAATTCAGGCTCGCCACCAATTCTTTGGCTGGAAATTGGAAACCAGGCGGGAGAGAGTCCCATCCGCACCACTTGTTCTTGAGAGAAACAAGAAACTCATTAAGGGGTCATTTGACTCCACCACTTAGTTTTAAGAAACTAAGAAAAGTTGGGTTAACTTTGATATCTCGGAAATACCAAAAAATGCACATAAGAATAGTACATCCCATAATTTTAGTTTAATTGCAAAAGGTATTGTGAGTAATCCCCCAACAACTTTTATCATTAAACCATATTTAAATTCTCCCCACAACATGATTTGATAACCAATTATAAGGAGAATGTTTCCAATCCACCGAAGCAAATCAGATTTAGACATAAGGGGTTTTGCTCCCGACCAGTGCTGTTAAAGTCCATCCGTGACTATTTACTCATCATCATCTCTCACATAACAAGGAACACGATCTGGATCTAACCATTTCGCATATTCAATGTCTTCCATTGCAGTAGTACATTGTAGACCATTATCAAAAAGATAAATGTCATTCCATCGTTTAGTGTATTCGTTTTGTTTTTGCATACGGTAATCAGGTTTACCGTTGATTTCAAGAATACCAACTTCTACGAAGCGATATCCATCACGTTCCAAAAGTACTTTGGGAAGTCGTGTTGTCATGCAACCTCAACGGATTCAAGATCTGCAAGAACATACTCCATAAGCATTTCATAGTCATCAAGAGGATCACCAGAAAACACTACACCTTCGTTTTCATAGTACCGACGAACCTTTTTGTAGAGTTTCGGATTCTTTACATCAAGGTAGAATTCGCCATTTGCAGCACCGCGAAGGGTTTGAACGTCTTTCTTGAATTTTGCTGTGAGAGTCATTGTTTTGAATGTTGACCTTAGTATTATAAGGGTTTGACTTGGAGAAGTCAAGGTGGACAGTAGAGTTTCTGTCCTATGCTCCTTGCGTGGATCGAACACGCCTCAGGCGAATTATGAGTTCGCTGCATTCACCAGATTGCTAAAGGAGCAAGGTAGGAGTACTGGGAGTTGAACCCAGACTACCCCGTTATAAGCAGGGCGCTCTAACCATTAAGCTATACTCCCATATAGACAGGTCTATTGTAGAGGACCTGGAACTCTATGTCAACAACCTTCTTCGTGGTCGGTGTGTATTCGTATCACATCGTCGTCCACGTTAGATTCTACTGCAAACTTTATGGTTTCGTTGTATGGAACAATCACTGCGTTTCTTTCTCCATCAGTAATAATAAATGATTCACCATTTTCTACTCTTTGTATTAGATTATCAAAATCTTCTTGAAACTCTTCGACTGTAAATTTTTGGAGATCTGAAAGTTCTGGATACATTTTCATAAAGTGAAGTTTTATGAGTCGGGGTGACAGGATTCGAACCTGCGACCTAATGCTCCCAAAGCATCCGCGCTACCAAACTGCGCCACACCCCGTTACTTGTTTCTGTGTATAAACATAATACCAGCAAATGGTACTATTGTCAACCCACATCCACATAGAAAAAGAAAGAAAGGACTTGCTGCTAGTGTTTCAACAAGATGAAAAATCATCTTCCTCTCCAGTTCTTATATTCATAATACATGTATTGATCCACTTCGTCAAGTCCATATAAAGGAGCTTGAACATCCCAGTGTGACCACTCAATACAAAACTGTTTAATATCTATATTGTTGACAACACAGTGCCCGTACATTCTCACAAAAGAAGACATTGCAAAGTGATATCTTTGTTTATTGTAGATATGCATGTGTGAGTCCCCAATAAATCCATAGTCCCATAATTGAACTATAAATTAAAGTAGAAACTAAAAGTGTTTTAATCATCTTCTTCATCCTCGTAAGTAGATGGTTCTTCAAAGAGTTCATCCATTTTCTGTTGGAGAATTCTTTGGTGCAGTTCTTGCAAGTCTTCTTCGGTGAATTTAACCACTAGTAAAGGGTCTCCTGCTTTAACGTCGTTTAATTCTGGATGTTTTACCTTTGGACTTTTCGAATACCCACGGTGAGCATTCATAATCATCCAACCTTGCACAAACATTGTCAGTGCAATCACCACAAGAACAAACCAAGGAACTAAGAATATTAGTTCAGAGTGATTTTGAGCCATGGCAGTAAAGGAGGAATAACTCCAACCAATCTCAAAAGTCCCTCAGCAAATAAAGCAAGAACCACCCAACCGACGCACATACTAATGATAGAAGCATTACGGTTGTGTCGTCGTATTGCTGCATCGATCATCTCTTGAACTTCAGAACGTGTGATAAATTCTTCTTGTTCGTGCATCATTTCTCGTCTCCAAGAAACTTTGCGAGAGGATCTCTTCGGGTTTTTACAATCTCACATGCTCTATAATAAAACATATTATTGGTGTTACCAGAAGCTTCAAAAGTTTCCTTGATCTTCACCCAATTATCATAGGTGTGTTGATCCATAGGTTTATCCCTGTGATACTACTATATACTAATCACGGGTATTTCAAAGTCAACTTTTTGTGTTCATTACGTAACACTGTTGAAGAAATTGTTAAATTTGTAACTTATCTTAAAACGGAAAGGGTGGGATTCGAACCCACGGATGCTTTCACATCGCCAGTTTTCAAGACTGGAGCCTTCAACCACTCGACCACCTTTCCAGAGGGAGGTTCAACGAACCTCAAAATCCAAACGACGAACTTTACGTTGTCTACGTGCTTCCTGCCAAGCAATATCTTGAGAAGTCAACACGTTTGTTTTTGAATTTTCTTTTAAAGAGTTTAACATAACAATGCGAGATAAGTCAACAGCTGAAACTTTATCCCCACGAATTGTTGCCATATTCGGACAACCACACGTCACTGTCTTTGATGGATGACCTGTTAATTCTTTATTACAATCTTTGCATCTTATTGAAATCATTGTTTTTCATCCTATTCACTGTAAGTGAGATCTTAACATCCAAATAAACTTACCATGTGATTCCATTAAGTCTTGAACTAGATTAGCAGTAGCATATTGTTTTTGTTCTTCAGACTCTTCCGAAATCTCCTGCATCATTTCACAGAACTTAATATTATTATCAAGAAGTTCTTGAAGCATTTCTTTTGCTCCAGTTGAACTTGATGCCTCTTTGATTTGAGTTACCTCAAGCATTCTTGAGAGAGAACTGAGAGGTTTTACGTTCAGATAACGCATATGTTCTGAGAGACGATCAATCTCTTCAAACATAGTCTCATACTGACCACCAAAGAGTTGATGGAGTTGTGTGAAATCTTCACCTACAACATTCCAATGAAATGCCCAAGTTTTATGGAATAAAACAAAAAGTGATGACTGAGCATCACTCAAGAGTTTATAAAGTTTTTCCATTATACTCTTTTTATTTTTATTTATCAAGTGGGCGATACTGGAATCGAACCAGTGACATTCTCCTTGTAAGGGAGACGCTACTACCGCTGAGCTAATCGCCCATTAGCAGGGGAGGCCATCCCCCTGGCCTAAGCGAACTTAGGTCTTAGAGCAATCAGGAAAGGTTAACCTCACCAATGGAGGACCTCAGAACTGATTGATACTCCCCCGACAAGATTCGAACTTGTGACCTGGAAATTAACAGTTTCTCGCGCTACCGCTGCGCCACAGGGGAATGCGGAGAAGGAGAGCTCTTGGGCGAACCCGCAGGATCACTTCTCCCATTGGCGTCTTTCTATGCTGTCTGCATAACGACTACCAAGAGCGGGTAACCGGGTTCGAACCGGTGATTCCAACTTGGAAGGATGGCGTGTTACCGCTACACCATACCCGCTTGTGAGACAATCATAAACTATTTAAGTTTGATTGTCAAGTGTCGATGAGAGGACTTGAACCTCCACAGATTAATCTACTGGAACCTAAACCCAGCGCGTCTACCAATTCCGCCACATCGACTTGATGGAGTAATTGTAATATACCTCATAAGGATATAACAGTGACTTACCCTCTATCACTTTTATGTATGGAGATAAACTCCAACGACTCAGGAGGGACTTGAACCCCCGACCAACTGCTTAGAAGGCAGATGCTCTATCCAACTGAGCTACTGAGTCATGAAACAATCATACCAGTTTTGGATTCGATTGTCAAGGTGGGCAGGGAGGGATTTGAACCCCCGTAGGCAGAGCCAGTGGATTTACAGTCCACCTCCATTAACCACTCGGACACCTACCCGATTCTTCTATTGTACAGGTTCTTCAGGGCAGTTGTCAACCCATGGGGCACACAACCTCATTTCACCACCTAATAATTTTTGAGCTTTAGAGTTATCTGGAGCTTTCTCGATCAACCGTGGCAAAGGTACTCTAGGTGGATCTGAGTCTCTTGTCAAGCGTTCATATTCACGGATTGCTTTATCCACATCTCTCTCAACTCTCCTACCCACCACGGCAGGGTCTTGGAGGAGGACATCATTGATTATGGTCTGTGGGAACAGAGACCTCTGAACCTCGTCTAGAAGGTCCCAGAGACGGTCCTGAGACGCTCCTGTGCATTGGGAGAGGGTTGCTACAATACCACTGAGTATGACGCTTATAAGGATTATCTGCTTCTTATCTGGTTTCTTCTTTCCGAAGTTAAAATTGAACATAAAAAAAGAGGAGTAGCAACCACTCCCCTCTATTTATTATTCAATTGTTATATTCTATATTTTATTGTATCAAACTTCTACCGTGATCAGTTTGGAAGCATACTCATGAGCATACGAAGTGCGGGCACCATGATGCCCCCAACCAATCCAACTATACGCATAGTCCATGTAACGATTGATAG